ACCTGCGCATACGGGTTGAGCAGACCAGCCTTTCGGGGCTGGTTCTGTTCCCCGTGTTTTTAGTCAAAAAAATCTTTTAATTTTTTTTTGCGCCTTATTTTATAAAGGTTTGCCAACTTGTTTTTGACTGTTTTGGTTTTTGCTGGTTTGACAATCTGATAAACTGTATATATCAAGTTCAAGAGGAGGACTGGATGGAAACGCAAAAAGCGATTCAAGAAGTTACAGAAGCAATACAACAGTTTGGTGTTCCGTGTTGGGTAGCACATATCAGTTATCCGATTCGCAGCGCAGTTCCGAAAGAAGTCAAAAGAGAATTGTTAGCGACAGCGAAAGTTTCGCAAGGTTGGTCAAAACAATTTGATGGACAACTTATCTTTGGAAGAACCCGAACTGATGACAAAGAAAACATTTTGGAATGGGCAAAAGAAAATGTTTTCCAAATGGTATCAGTCAAACAAGTTGCAGAGGCTTGCGATGTTACCGAGAGTTGTGCAAGACGCACGATGAATCTTCGCCCAGATGTATTCAAGAAGTTCGGTAAAGAATATGAAATCCGAGATGCAGACGCAGATCGGAAAGCACAGAAGAAATAATCAACACAAGTTCAAGAGGAGGACTTATGGCAAAGCAAGTTAGATGGAAGTGTGAAATGTGCGATGACGGTTTGTTAGCACCGTCAAGACCACGAAAGAATGATGTGCGTAGATACTGTCTGCCCTGTTCAGCGAAGCGAGGCACACTTGTTGAGCGCACAGCACCAGCGTTAGAGAAGAAACGAGAGAAGCGCACGGAGTTGATTCAACAGAAGAACAAAGAGAAGCGTGTTCGGGTTGCCAAAAAGTTGCAACCAGTTAAAGAACGACAAGCAAGAGCAAAGCAACGCCGAGCGATATTTGAAAAAGAAGCAGATCGCATTTGGAATCTGTTTTACCCTGAAGGCACTTTCAGAAAGCGACCATCAATCAAAATTGTGTTTAGTCGCAACAGAGGTTGCAGTGGTGTTAATTATGGGGGCAGCAGCATTCTTCTTCGTATAAGTCGCACTTCATCTGGTGGTGCTGATGTGTGGGAAACTTTGGCGCACGAACTTTGTCATTCGGTTGTTCCGACAAGTGCGAAGAATGGTTCGCACGGTAAACCGTTTTATGTTGCTCTGAAGAATGTTGTTGAGAAACGATGGAAGGTGAGAATGGACTGGTCGTCTATAAACGGCTACACGGATTCATCTCATTCGTGGGGTTACAAAGTAGATTGGTTGATGAGAGCGCAGTTGGAGAAAGCAGGAGTTGTTCAGTTCAGTTATCCACCAGATCAGATACAGAAACAAATTAAAAAGAAGGAGGTTAAAGAAGTGCAGCCAAAAGTTATTGAACCGATTACATCAAATGATTTAGTCACGATTTATATTCCAAAGTTTTTTATTGAAGAACTTGAATATAACGAGTTCTTTGATAGAACCGAATCTGCTGTTGCTGATGATGAAGAATGGAAATCTAGTTGTGAGGCTTATGGTGTTCTTGCTGGTTCAGAATTTAAACGAGATGCATATAAAGATTTGCACGAAGCATTTAAAAAATCAAAAAACTTTACAGGTCGTGGTAGCAAAATTTCTGTTAAGGCTTCTGCACTTTCTACACTGAGAGATGAACTTGATAATCGTAATGATGTTGCTGATGATACAAGAATTTTGAAGTTGAATGAAAAGTTGATTGACACAATTACTAGATATGAAAAAGCAATAAAGGAGGTGTAATGAACATTGAGATTGGTGATTACTTTTTAATCACGACTAAAAACAACGCACAGTATGACGGACAAGTTATTGACTTGACTGAAACTACTTTGACGATTGAACATTGGAACGAAGTGAAAGATCGGTTAGATGAAACCGATATTGAACTCAGCGATATCACGATGCTTGAGGGCTTCAATGATTCTCAAACAACCGTGTAACACCCTTAGATAATAATGAGATCAACAGTAATCAACAAAGAAAGAAGGACAGAGATGGAACGAATACCGAAACCAAAACACGGAAGCAAAGAATGGCTACTGACTAGATGGCGAGATAATCTGGGCAGATGCGTGTTCGGGGCTTCCGATATACCTGCGCTAATGAACGCTTCGCCTTATAAGACGAGAGCAGAGTTGTTTGCAGACAAACTAAACGAGCCAGTTCAGCAAGCAGAGTCAGCGATCTTTCGGCGTGGCAACTTGCTTGAGAAGCCGTTGCTTGAAGCAGCATCAGATGAATTAGGTATGGCGTTTTTCACGCCTCAATGGATTTATCGCAATGACAGATTGTCTGTTTCGCTTGACGGTGTAGATCATTGGGAATCGCCGAGCGTTGTGATTGAAGCAAAGACAACAACACGATATTCAATTTACGATCAGAACGACCTGCCTACAGAGTGGTGTTGGCAGGGTTGGGCGCAACAAGCAGTTCTTGATTGCCCTGTTTGGTTCTCGGTGCTTGATCGTGACTTAAAGATCAGTGTCATTGAGTTGCCAAAAAATGAGACTGCGATTGACGCTCTGCGATTAGAAGCAGAAATCTTTGGTGATTGGGTTGATAACAATACGCCACCACTTGATGAGATAAACAACTTCAGTGCAGATGATATTGCTCGCATCTGGAAAGCGACACCAACAATGGTTGAGTTAGATGCGACAGCAGCGCAATTAGTGATTGATCTTGAGAAAGCACGAGCGACTTCTAAAGAAGCGAGTGACGCTGAAGCGAGAATCAAAGATGCGCTCGCTCAGTTGATGTTGAATCACGAGATCGGAATGTTTAACGGACAGAAGATTGTTTCGTGGCAACAGCAGGCAGGTAAGACTGCGTTGGATACAGCGAGGCTTCGTGCCGATCACCCAGAGTTAGTTAAGCAATATGAGAAGCAAGGTAATCCATACCGTGTGATGAGAACACACAGAAAGAAGGTTAAATAATGCCACAAGAGCGTTTAATTGGTAAAAGTAAAGTTCAAATTGTTTTAGTTGAATCTTTTGATCATCAAGTAAATAAAGTCATAGATAAAGTTATTACGACTTTACCAGCCCGATTTAGAGCCAATGGTTTTCCATATTTAGTTCATTTTGAATTAAATAAAGATGCTCAAATCACAAACTTAAAAATTGATTGTGCAACTGGTATAAAAAATAACACAAAGTTGCCGATTGATCGCCTGCGTTCACTAGCAATTATGGAAGCAACTCGTGTTGTTCCTTGTTTTAAAAAATTAGAAGGCGAAACTTTGTATAAACGAATAGGTCAGATTTATAGCAATACGCCTTACGGTGCTAAACACGCACTTGTTGCCGAACACTTTGGATTAAGTATTCCTTGGGCGCATAAACACACAGCAATAGGCAAACAAAAATATCCTAAATACTTTACAAAATGTAATAAAACCAAACAGAAAAGGAGACAGAAATGAGTAATGAAACAGAAGCACTGCTTCTTAAAGCAGTGTTAGAACAATATGCAACACCCGACCCGAAGATTGTCGGCACGATTCCACGCAACGGAATTAATCTTGCTTATGTGAGTCACGCAGAAATCACTCGCATACTTATTGAGATTGACCCGATGTGGAATTGGCAGCCTGTCGCTTGGGTTGATGGCAGACCAGCAATACACGAAGCAAACGGCGTAGCAACAATGTGGGGAACACTTACATTGTTAGGCAAGTCGCTTGTCGGTGTTGGTTCGGTGCGATCAGACAAACCTGATCTAGACAAAGAACTTGTCGGTGACTTCTTGCGAAACGCTGCAATGCGATTTGGCATCTGCTTATCGCTTTGGTCTAAACAAGATTGGGAAGCACCACGCAACAATATAAGCAGTGTTTATACCAGTTACCCGATGAGTCAAGTTGAGGCTGAAAAGAGCAAACAAGCGCACCCAGCGAATGTTCAATCAAAAAACACGCCTTCAGATGCGTTGAGTGACGAGCAAATTGAACAAGCGTTCTCTACATCGCAGAAATCTACAGCGAAGATTGGCAGTTTGATCTCTGACAAACAGAAAGGTTTGGTGTCATCATTGGCGAAAGAAGTCGCTGATGGTGATGTTTCTGCGACATTGAAACAACTGTTTGATAAAACAAACTTGAACACGCTGACAACAAAAGAAGGTTCTGATCTCATTAAACATTTGATG